GCGTTTGGGATGTTACAATACCTGCTGATAGAGTCGATAATATCGAAATTCTTAAAGACAAGTTTAAAATTTATTGTAAGAAATGGGTGTTTCAGAAAGAAACGGGAATAAGTGGATACGAACATTACCAAGGGCGCGTATCACTTAAAATTAAGTCCCGTAAGGGTCCTATGTTGGGATATGGTGAGCATTGGTCTCCAACCTCTAATGAGAATGAAGATAACGATTTTTATTGTGTAAAAGAAGACACACGTACCGCTGGTCCATGGTCTGATAAAGACCTCTATATCCCGAAACAAGTTAGAAATATTAGTTTATATCCGTGGCAAGTCCAAATCTTGGAAGACGCACATGTGTGGGACACACGGACAATTAACTGCATTATATGCCCCAAGGGCAATATTGGTAAATCAACATTAAGTACATACGCTGGAGCACGCGGTCTGGCGCGCTCTTTACCTATGATGGAGAGTTATAAGGACTACATGCGAATGGTTATGGATACGCCTAAGTCAAAGTTATATTTAGTAGATTTTCCCCGCTCCATGAATCGTATTGCATGTGCTTCATTTTGGAGCGCTATAGAGACAATCAAGAACGGTTATGCATATGATGACCGTTACGGGTTTAGAGAAGAGTATTTTGATTGTCCTAACATCTGGGTATTTATGAATACGACTCCAGATGAGAATTTCCTATCTAAAGACCGATGGAAATTTTGGGAAGTTTCAAATGGCGAACTAAAGTTCTGTAACACTAAATTTGAAACGACTGGAACTATTGGAACTATTTTAATTCACGATGAATAAAATTGAAGTTCATTTACTGCACACCGACGCACTATCGTGCGCGTTGTTTAGGAGAACATTGGCAATGTAAAAGATATAATTTGGGATTTTATCGTAATCCGACATTATATTTAATTTATAGATTTTTAGTAATCCTGCGCTTCGGATATCGCTATGCTACGCTACGCTACGCTTCGCTTCAATCCTTGCGCTTAAGCATCTTCATATTCAGCATACGTCTGCACATTCAGAGAGTAATAAGACTGACTTTTTCCTAAGTCATTAATTGGACAGTTTCCTACCACAGGATAAAAAACAGCGAAAAGTGAAAGATTTTCTATCATATCATCATTCGGCGTGGTGTCCCCATCCTCATATTTGAGATGTTTATTCTTAAGAATATACTTTGTAACATCGAACCCGAAAGTTCGGGCAAGACTAAAGTCATTATTCGTTGTATTAGTAGGGTTGGGAAAACCGGGGTTTATCGCATTTCCCACCTTGAACCGTTTCCTCCAATAAATCTTGTATTTATCTTTATTAAGAGGATATAGAATTGTAGCGGCGGTAGAGTTAGGTGTAATTGCACCATTACCTGCTTGATAGAAATCAATCAACCGACCGTCAATAGCGGAAGCATTATTCAATAATCTTCCAAAGAAGACATCCACGTACCCACATTGAGAGTGGGGAATGGCGTCTAATGGAGTTTCCCAGATAAGGGAATTAGGTTGGATTAATCCTTTGATTACCCACCTTTTAAGTTTAATCATGTTTCCAACACGCTGGTTCTGTTGTGTTCCTTGTGCAATGTCAAACAACTGCGACCCTAATGAATTACTACCTGGTGCCCATAAGTAATACTCGAAATAGTTTGGTTCTTCATCTCCCTCCTGGAGAGTCATAACCGGCGATATATTAGTTCGAGAATCAGTAAATTTATTCTCGACATTTTGTGATATAATACGTTGTACTCGCTGCACTAACGTGGGTTTAGTTCTAGCGGACATCACCTTCTTGGCACGCGGTGATTTCTTTACGGACGACTTCTTATACATTCGTCCTGGCATCTTTTTTTTAGTTATTATTACAAAAGATTTTTTTTTATAAAATTAAACGCGTTTTAATTTAAAGATTATTTTCTATTTATATACTATAAATGAAATGGCGCAACGAAGTAATGTCTGCGTTTGGGATGTTACAATACCTGCTGATAGAGTCGATAATATCGAAATTCTTAAAGACAAGTTTAAAATTTATTGTAAGAAATGGGTGTTTCAGAAAGAAACGGGAATAAGTGGATACGAGCATTACCAAGGGCGTGTATCACTTAAAGTTAAGTCCCGAAAGGGTCCTGTGTTGGGATATGGTGAGCACTACTCTCCGACCTCTAATGAGAACGAAGATAATGATTTTTATTGTGTAAAAGAAGACACACGAACTGCTGGTCCATGGTCTGATAAAGACCTCTATATCCCGAAACAAGTTAGAAATATTAGTTTATATCCGTGGCAAGTCCAAATCTTAGAAGACGCACATACGTGGGACACACGAACAATTAACTGCATTATATGCCCCAAGGGCAATATTGGTAAATCAACATTAAGTACATACGCAGGAGCACGCGGTCTGGCGCGCTCGTTACCGATGATGGAGAGTTATAAGGACTACATGCGCATGGTTATGGATACGCCTAAGTCTAAGTTATATTTAGTAGATTTCCCTCGCTCCATGAATCGCGTTGCTTGTGCTTCATTTTGGAGCGCTATCGAGACAATCAAGAACGGTTATGCTTACGATGACCGTTACGGGTTTAGAGAAGAGTATTTTGATTGCCCGAACATCTGGGTATTTATGAATACGAATCCAGATGAGAATTTCCTGTCTAAAGACCGATGGAAATTTTGGGAGGTTTCAAATGGCGAACTAAAGTTCTGTAACACTAAATTTGAAACGACTGGAACTATTGGAACTATTTTAATTCACGATGAATAAAATTGAGATAAGGGGGTCGCTACGCTCCAACATTGTTGAGAATGTTTAAGATATAATTTGGGATTTTATCGTAATCCGACATTATAACTTTTTTATAGATTTTTAGTAATCCCGCGCTTCGGGTCACGCACTTCGTGCTTAGATCCTTGCGCTTAAGCATCTTCATATTCCGCGTAACTCTGAACATTCAGGGCATAAAACGATTCAGCTCTGCGTAAATCATTAACTGGAACATTTCCTACCACAGGATAGAAAGTTGCGAAAACTGTAAGATTTTCTATCATATCATCATTCGGAGTGGTATCACCATCCTCATATTTTATATGTTTATTCTTAAGAATATATTTTGTGACATCGAACCCGAAAGTTCGGGCAAGACTAAAGTCATTATTCGTAGTTTGAGGTGCTGCTGGGAATCCGACTGAAAACGAATTACCCATCTTGAATCTTTTCCTCCAATAAATCTTGTATTTATCTTTATTGATAGGATATAGGATTGTACCTGCCGTCGCATTAGGTGTAATTGCTCCGTTACCTGCTTGATATAAATCAATCAATTGGCCGTCTATCGCGGTATTATTATTCAATAATCTGCCAAAAAACACATCAACATAACCGATATAACTGTTCTCTGTTGCTGTTAATGGGTCGGCAAGGCCGTCTATGTTAGGTTGGATTAATCCCTTGATTACCCACCTTTTGAGTTTAATTGTGTTTCCAACACGCTGGTTCTGCGCTGTTCCTTGTGTCAAGTCAAACATCTGCGCACCGACAGCATTACCACCTGGTGCCCATGTAAAATACTGAAAATAATTAGGTTCTCCCGGTTCTTCCGTAACAGTCATAATCGGTCTGACCTGAGTAATAGAATCAGTAAACTTATTCTCTACGTTTTGAGATATAATCCTTTGGACTCTCTGAACCAGAGTAGGCTTGGTTCTGCGAGCTGACATCACCTTCTTAGCACGTGGTGATTTAACGGCCGATTTCTTATAAAGTTTAGCGTTTCTAAACGACTGGCCTGGCATCTTTTTATATTATTATTACAAAAGATTTTTTTTTATAAAATTAAACGCGTTTTAATTTAAAGATTATTTTCTATTTATATATTATAAATGAAATGGCACAACGAAGTAACATCTGTGTTTGGGACTTTACAATATCAGTGGATAAGGTGGATAACCTTGAAGTTCTTAAGGACAAGCTTAAGATTCATTGCAAGAAGTGGAT